ACATTTGTTTCCCTTCCTAATATGGTTCGTCGAGATACTCTACGTCCACCTTCTCTCCCGACGAAGTAAGAACATACCACCGAAACTCAACACCATCAAACACTGCTTTGTCAAAGTCTTCCCATTGGGCCAGTTTGTGACCCCAGGCCCGGGCCAAACTAGCTAACTTGGGATCGGACTCCATGCCACCGTTATACAGGCCACACACCATCATTATGTTGTCAACACGGTCAAGAACCTTTGAGCCGCCCATACCGCGACCTTTACGGTGATGCGGTTGGAGATCATCTGTTTGCCCACAGTGAAAGCAGTGAGTGTCGCGCGCTAAAGCCTGCGCAACAATCTTTTTAGGGGTAGCCATCAGCCGAACGCCTTATCAGCCCTGCCGTAGTCATCCTCAAACCGAACAACATCATCCTCGTCAATCAGACCCGAAGTAACATAAAAGATTTGCATGTTGCCGATACTTGCCGACAACCTGTGAACCTGCTCACGATCAACGTGAATAGAATCGCCAGGCCCAACCAGGAACACCGTCTCATCGATCATCAGTTCGCCGTTGCCGGCCTCAACAAACCAGAAGTGTGTCTGGTTCTCATGCAAGTGCATTGACGTTCTACGGCCCTCTAGGACGATGAACTGACCCACTGTGAAGTGTTCACCAGTGAACCACTCGACCATACTGCCCCAAGGTTTTTCCATGCAGACAGTCTACGCCCAAACCATTTACAGCTTCATCTCGGCTTGCATAATCTTTGACATTGTGCCCTGAGCCATCATTGCGCTCTCAATAACCCGCAACTTAGTCCTAACCCGGTTCACCTTGGCCTTGGATATGTCACGTTCAAAACGAGCGTCAGCAGCCTCCAACCGGGCTAACGCCTGCCTGTCCGCAACAGTACCCTGTGCGTCAAGAAACGACTGCGACTCGATCTTATCCAGGGCGTTCTCCTTCTCGGCAAGCTCCTGCTCAGCCTCAAAAAGAGCATCAACACCCTTACGGTTTATCTGTATTAGTTCCTGAAGCTCGTTGATGATGTTTGACGGCATCATTTACGGTCGCCATCCTCTCCAACAAAACAGATCGCCAAAACGTAATCTGATCACTGTCACCCCTTTTTACGGCTTCCAGATACGCTTGCAGAACCTCCATCACGCTCGCTCGCAGAATCGCTAAGTCCCTCGGCATACTTTTTCACCTCACCTAAAACATTGTCACTAGCACCAGCAGCCTTAGCTTCTGTCCATAACAACCTTAGTTCATCCGCCGACTTTGCCTCTTTGGCCTCGGTGATAAAATCCCTAGACGGGTTAGGCACTTTACGCATTTCCTCACGAGAAGCACGCTTGTTGCCGTGTAGCCCCATGTTTGCCAGGGCGCGGCCAATGCTGCTGGTCTCCGCAACCTCGGCACTGAACTGCGACGAAGCCTTCTTCTCCGTGGCGTAACCGGTCGCTTTAGCCCAACCGCCATCCTGATCCGCTGTAGTCAAGAACACGCTCGTCTTAAAAATCCAGTTCTCATCATCAGGCACAAGCTCAGTAATAAGCCGGCCATCAACATGCTCGTCAAGGAACTTACGAATCCTGACTTCCACCATCTCATAATCGTTCGGGTTGTACGCCATCAGTTGTTTCCTTTCACTACAAGCCAAGGCTTCCCCCGACCCCTCGATTGCCTGTGCGCAATAACAACCTTCTTGCCATCGCGCATTATGTACCCGTACTTAGCCTTACCCATCAGGTCAAGCACCGTACTCTTAGCTTCGTTCAGCAAAGCTTCAGACAGCCCAAAATTGTTATTTGCGTCTAAAAGAATCTGACCGAATTTATCCAAATCTACTTCATCATCCTCAATGTCAGGGTTCATGTAACGCACGGCCTCATAGGTGGCCTTGCTCCCATCCCATTCAGGCTTCTCCACGTTCTGCAAATGATTCCAAAACCTAGTCGCGGCAGCAAGTTGCGCGTCAGCCTGGAACTCGTCAAAGTCAACCCAACGCTCCTCAAAGTTCCAACCAGCCACAGCAACAATCACAGACTTCTTCAGGTGCAACACCGTCATATAGTGCAACACCTGAGCAACATAGTTAGGCGGGTCTTCCCCCCACGTCCCGCGAGAAGTCTTCACCTCAACCACAATCCACTCACCGGTCTCCCGATGCTTAGCTAACGCGTCAGGGTTAGCAAGAATGTAATCGTACTTAGGGTGCTGCCAGGTGCCAGTCAGGAACACCTCATACTCGGGGTGTTCCTCAGCCCACAACTCCAACACGGGCTGCTCAAACGCTTTACCGAACCGGATACTCCAACCCGTCAAAGGCGGGTCAGGAATCTGCCCAGTACGTTTAGCCCACAAAGCAAACGCAGACTCCCAAGAGTTCAAGCCCATGATCGTCCCAATCTCAGAACCACCAATACCCCGAGAACGAAGGTCATGCCACTCGGCGGACCCAGACTCAAACACACCAAGATTCAACGCGCCGTTGAAAGTTTCTTGGTCAAGAGTTTTGAACTTTTCAATGTTTCTCATAGACTCACCTTATGGCAAACCGGCGACAAATAGAATACGACTACACCGAACTCTACGCAGAGATCGAAGCAGCAGACGATATACCCTGCCGAGACATCCCAGAAATCTTCTTCCCAGACGACCTCCCAGTAGGGAACCTGCGCAAACAAGCAACGCAGATGGCCAAAAACCTTTGCTCACAATGCCCCATCCAAGTTAAATGCTTGATGTACGCGGTAGCAAGTAAGCAAGAGTTCGGCATTTGGGGCGGCACACTCCCCACAGAACGCTAAGCGTCCTCTTTCTCCTCATCAGCAAACATACGAACCACCAAGGTTTCGTCTAACAGAACCTCAGCAAGTTTCCTTGCCTGCCGCACAGTCATAACCAGTTCGTGAAAATCAGGCGACACATCCCACATGATGTCAGACCGAATAATAAGCTCATCGTTTACACGTTCAACTTCGTACATTTCTATCCCCTTACTAAATAAGCGATCACAATAACCAAAGCAGTAGCGCTAGTAGCAAAAAACACTAAAGCGCCAACAAGGACCAAAAAGCCGCCCTTACTGATCCAAACACCTCTAGGGTGTCTAAAAGTTGCTCTTTTCTGCATGGCGACAGTAAATCACACACGTATGACAAACACAAGGATTGACACCTTAAACCTGTAATATAACGTTATGCAGGAAATGACTAAAGCGCACCTATCCTTACACTCGCTTGCGCTGATCGCTGACATGCGCGACTTAGAACTGTCACGCCTTCAAATGGTGACAGAAGTTCTCCGCGACAAAGTACGTGAAGAACATGCTGCCGGGATGACGGTCAGCAAACTTGCCAAAATGTCTAACGTGACCAGGCGAACAATACGTCAATGGATTGAATAAGAAAACCCCCCGAAACGTGTATACCGCGCCGGGGGGCTTTCCAGAAAGGAAACAAATGAACGTTCCAACTATAACACTATTGGCAGCTTTCGCACAACATTGCTTCGGCCGGGTCGATAGGGCAGGCAACCCCGCCAACAAACTCCACGTCTTCCATGATTACTCCTCAATCGGCTTACGGTCATACTGAAGAACCGAAGTCAACAAAGACATGATTCCGGCCATTGCCGAAACAGAGCCAACATTAACCCAGTCCACATCCAGAATACCAACCGCTACAGCGCTGATCGTAGCCAAAGCTGTCTGTGCGATGGTCTTAATTGCGCGCTCTCCCGCATAAGTCCAATACGCTTTCCATTTAGCCATCTTGATTCTCCATATCTACTTTGTGATGAACCTTGTCGTCATAGGTTGCGAAACCAAGGTAGGCGCTTGCAACAAGACTTACAAGGGCGACGCCCCCGACAACAAGTTCACCAGTAACTTTGTCTTGAAACAAACCTATAGCCCCAAGCCCGATCATCGCAAATCCGCCCACAATCGACGACCAAATAACTTTGCGGCGTATGCGCCAGGATGGCTTGGTCATGTGAGGATTGCGACTAGCGGACTGATGATTGCGGCCAAGAAACCGAAGACGCCGATTGCCTGCCACATGCGCTGCTCAAGCTTGCGAATACGCACTTCATGGTCGTCAATCTTCGCCTCGGAGTCAGGTAATGCGTTTGCAATCTTCTCCAACAAACGGCCTTGACGTTGCACTTCCAAATAAATGTCCCGCATTGACACCTTTACGCTCGCGGTTTCAATATGTTCGTCGTTCACAGTGATCCTTCATTCAGTTTGCGTTGAATGGTTGACCAGGTGTTTCTGCCCCACACACCATCAGCAGGCACCCCTATGCGGGCTTGTACGGCCTTACGGGTGACTAAATCAAGTACGCCGGTACGTGGAGTCCCAACCCAAGACTGAATGGCCTTATAGGTCATAGAGCCGGCCACACCATCTACTCGGCCGGTGTAAAACTTTTGCTCCTGCAACCACGTTTGCCACTGCTTCCAGGTGGCCCTGTCACCCCAACCGGACACTTTCAACGTTGGAACCGAAGCATTACCGTTCAAGTACGGTGTGGGGTCAACATCGGTGCCCCAGTTGCGACGTTTACGAACCTCAAAATGTAAGTGATTACCGGTAGAAGCACCAGTGTTACCCGAGTTGTAGATAAACGTGCCGGCATCGACCCTCTCGCCAACCTTCAACTTTGTTGCTGAAGACCCGTGATAGTAAGCCGTGTGAACCTCACCGTGATCTATAAGAACTGTGTGCCCGCCACCCTTCGGGCTCCAGCCAATATGAGCAACAACACCCGGTGCGGCCGAAGATACCGGGAAAACCCCAGCAACATCCAAACCGCGATGCTTAGTCTGCTTACCCGTAATCGGGTGGCGACGCATCCCATACTTGCCGTTCGGATTCACCGAATAACCCTCCGGCCAGGGCTGGTAAAGCTTCACCGGTTACTCCCCGATCGGGGGGCACGAAGAATCATCGCACCGCAACGGGTTATCTTGACAACAAACGCATTTCGTCATTACGCGACCCACCTTACGATAACAATACCCGAACCGCCGGAAGTAGATGGGTTTGGAGAGGCAAGATTACTTCCTCCACCGCCACCCCCGGTATTAGCCGTACCGTTTACACCAGTTCCGGCACCGCCACCACCGGCCCCCCCAGTTCCAGCGGTGCCAGTCCTAGAACCGCCACCACCGCCACCGGCGCGAGTTACAGAAGTTCCAGTGATAGATGAAGCAACACCAGCACCGCCATTACCGCCCAAACCTGAAGAAGCGGCACCGCCTGCGGCACTAGCGCCCCCACCGCCACCGCCATTACGCAAGGCGGCATCTGCTGCGCTACCCGAGCCGTTACCGCCAGAATTTCCCTGGCCAGCTATCCCAGCGCCACCGACCCGCACCGGAGTGCCCTGCCTGGACCCGCCACCACCGCCCGACGCCCCGTACACTCCGTCGAAACTAAAACCTCCGCCGCCACCACCGCCACCGGGGGCGTAGAACGAACCTAAGCGACTAAATCCGCCAGGCAATCCGGGCAAAGCCGCGTCCGCATAAGAACCACCGCCCGCGCCGACAACAACATCTATATTACCGGCCCCTAAATAAACGCCATTTACAGCTAAATATCCTCCGGCACCGCCGCCACCAGAAGCGTCGCTGGCCGGAGCACCGCCACCCCCACCGCCACCGACAACAAGAATGTCACACAACCCAGCCCGTGTAACCGTCAACGTACCAGACGACGTAAACGACACATACTCGTAATCCACACCACCAGAAGTGTAAGAACCCGTAGGCGTATTCGAAATCAGAGCCGTAGTCTCCAACTTAGACCCCAAAGTTTGCCACACACTATTAGCCGAATCATAATAATAGTTTTCGTAAATCTGCCCGTCAGTAGGGCTAGAAGGAAAATTCAAAGGCACGTCAACCACCGATCCTTACAATCACAACACCGGAACCACCAGCGTTAATACCAGCACCACCACCACCAGTATTAGCAACCCCAGCCGAATTAGACCCACCGCCACCAAGTCCAGCCGTTCCCCAAGAACCCGAATAAGGGCCACTAGCGCCACCACCAGCAAAATATAGAAGCCCACCAGACACTTGCCCAACAACTGCGGAAGTAGCGTTTCCGGTAGACAAAATAGTCGTAGTCCTACCATTGCCACCATTGGAACCGTTGGGGTAGTTTCCAGCACCAACTTGTCCAGCAGCCCCGGCGCCTCCACCGCCACCGCCGACAAGGAACCCGCCGCCCCCGCCAGCAAAGCCATAATAACCGCCACCACTAATTGCCTTACCGCCGTCCGAGGCGCCAGTGTTGCCATTCCCACCGCCGCCACCAGAACCGCCAGAACCACCGCGTTGCGGGGCGTAATCATTAGTAG